TGCACATCTGTTAAACTTGTTTTTTTAGTAGTACCTGTTTGTACTATAGGTAAAACTTCAGCTCCTGTTATGTTTGCTGCACTAACTGAATTTAATTCACTAATTTTTTTGTCTGCCATTATTGATAAAGTTTATGTCCGCTTTCTTGAATAAATTTTTCTCCCTCTTCTGTGTATAAATTAAAATAAGACCTAGTTATATTGCCTATACCTTGAGAATAGTAATCTTGTCCGCAGCATTTTCTACTATAACTACCATCTCTACATAAACAACCTCTTCTGCTATTAATTGGTATTGGTTCTTTCATTATTCTATTTTAACACAATTAGGTACTTTTTTTCCATCTAATATTTTATATCCAATCATTTCATATCCATCCCAACAAGGATTTTCATCTTCTTCAAATAAATCTTTTAATTTATCAATTAAGATTTGTGCTTCTTCTTGCTCACTATATTCTTCCTTAATTCCTTTATCTTGCGGTGCCTCGGCTTTGTCAGCAAAATAACCCTCAATGCTAAAACCTTTAACTTTGCCTGTTTTTACATACTCATTCCAAATATCATCGTTATCTACTTTTACAGTACCCATCCAAGTACCTATTGGCACATTCATATCATACTTTGCTGACTTGTCATATTTCATATCTTCTTTAATCCAAGATTCTACTAATGTCAGTCCTTGTATATTCATTTGGTGTTCTAGTGTACTGTTCTTTTGATTACCGCTTTTAAGGTATTTTTGAGACGCTTTAAGAACTGTATCTCTACTAAAGTATATATAATACTCTTCATCTTCGTTCCTGCGGTAAATCGGCTTATTTGGTATTAATAAAGCACCCATTAGTATTCTCTTCTCGCTACTTACTTCTGCTAACTTAATATCCTTTTGGTCTTTTAATGCGACAAAGTCTTCTTCTATTGCTGGGTTCTCAACTATACTAATAGCTTCTACTCCGTTGAATTCGTCGTTTTCGTCAATAATTAATTCTACTATTTTCATTTTATCCTAGTGTTGCTCCGTCTATTATATTACGTTCTAGTGCCTGTGCATTTGTAATTTCGTTAGAAACAACGTATGCTTTAACAGGTTGTGATTCTTGTTGCCCTATAACCTCTGCTAATTGATTCTCAGGTGATGCGCCTACTACATTAAAACTTGGTACTGCAGGTGTTGATGTGCTAGTTCTTGCACCTCTTACTGTTCCTGCTGAACCTCCTGTATTACCTCTACCTCCTTTAACTGTTGATAAGATTTGTTTAGCTTGTCCTGCAGCGCCTAATACTGCAGCAATTTGTGATGCATAAAATATAGGAAATGCTAATGCAGCAGCGGGTCCTGTGCCTTTTGCAGATTTTTGTGCTATGTCTAAACCTTGTACTACTCCTACACCTGTGCCTATTGCTATCTCAGCAAGTGCAGCAGTTTTAGCTGCAGCAGTGCCTTTTTCAAACAATCCGCCTAAATTACCTATTGCTCTACCTAATGCAGATGCAAATTGAAGTTCTGCTTGTAATTTAGCATCTTTTATTTTTTGGTCGTCTTCTAAATCTTTCTTTCTAGCTTCTTCTGCTTTTTTAGCATCAGCTTTTCTTGCTTCGTCTTTGACATAATAATAGTAATCTATTACTTGTTGTTTAGCTTCTTCACTAGCGTTTAATGCTTCAAGTTCTGCTAATTTATTTGCTTCTTCTAATTCTACTTTAGCTAGTTCAGTAGTTGCTTTGCGTTCAGCTTCTCTTTGTGTATAGTCATCTCTGATGTCTTGTATAGCATCTAACCTATCTTGTTCTCTTTTTTGTTCTTCCGCTATTCCCTTTTCTTCTTCTGCTTTTTGTTTTCTTAAAAGCATTTGTCTTTGATTCTGTACCTCTCTTTGTCTTTGTATTTTTCTAGCTTCTAGTTGATACAGTTTCTTTTCAAGTTCAGCTTGTTCATCTAAGTCCTCTTTTCTTGCGATAGAGGTCATATCATTTTCTTTTTTCTTAGCTTCAAACCTTAATCTTGCAGCTTCTATTTCTTTATTTGTAATATCATCTTCAATAGAAATAGCTTCTTCTAAAAATTTTATTCTTTCTTCTTGATTGTATTTTTCAGTATTGTAAGCCTTAGTTCTAAGTTCATTAACTTTAGTATTAGCTTTTTGTCTTTCTACAATTAATTTTCTGTCTATTTTATCAGCTTTAGCTATTGCATCTGATAATTCTGCTGCTGCTTGTACATCTTCTTTGATATCTTTACTAAAAGTGCTTATTTTTTCTCCTACAGTATCAAACGTATTAGACAATTGGTCACCTATTTCACTAAAACTACCTTTACCTGTTATAAAGTTTCCTATTGCTGCAAATGTACCTTTGATACCATTTCCTAGCTGACTTAATAACTCTACTGTATTAGCAATAATAGCTTTACCTTGATTAAGTAGTTTAATGAATTTATTTTGTCCTTCTTCACTTGCTTGAAATGCTGCAACTAAAGAACCTAAAATAACTACAAACGCACCTATACCACTACTAATAAAAGCTAGTTTTAGTACACTCATTCCTTTAGTAACTGCTTTAATGCCTCCTAAGAGACCTTGAAATCTACTAAATAAACCGCCTGTTGCTCTATCTAATGCACCTGTACCTCCTAATGTTTTTGTAAGACCTTTACTAGCATCATTATGAGCCTTAGCTTGTTCTCTTAGTTTTTTATTATACTCAGTATTTTGCTTGTTGAGTCTTTGTTTCTGTTTTAGATTTTGTTTTAGTGCAGTATTTTCTTGCTTTATAAATGCTTTAGTTTTTTGTATCCTCTCGTTAAGAGTTTTTCTTCTTGCTAAGTCTTTTCCAGATGCACCTGTAACCTGTGCTAACTCAGCTTCCATTTTGTTAAGTTCTCGAGTAGCATCAGCAACATTATCTTCAAGCCTTACGATTTGCTCGTCTAAACTTTGTATTTCTTCTATTGCTGCTTTAGCATTTAATTTGATGTCAATTATTTTCTCAGCCATAACTCTTTTTTTAACATTTCATATCCCTCTTTTATTGTTTCGGGAAATTTATATTTACCTAACGCTATTTCTACATAGTAACCTGTTAGTTTTTTTTCTTTTGCTATTTTTAAAAGCTTTACTATCTCTTCTATCATAACTTTATTTTAAGGGCAAGTAGTTACTCTTACAACTTCTCCATTTAATTTGTTTACTCTTATAGCCATATATTGACTTCTTGTTGAATCTAATATTTTCCAATCATAGAAATTCACAAAATCATAATCACTTTTTGGTATTTGTGTTTGAAAACCTGCAAAAGTCAATAAGTTATTACCATATGTAGTATTATAAGTTGTTGTTTCTCCTTTATATTCTAACCCTGTAACTCTTACAAAATCTCCTACTTGTACGTCTCTAGCACCGCCTGTATGTTCAAAGAACCAAACTTTATCTATATCTGAACTTATTTTGGTACCACAACTTACATCAGGAGGATATGACGGTGAATCATTTACAACATAAACTGAAGAAGTAAAGTTTATTCCTTGAGGTAATGCAGCACCTATTGTTTTAGATTCTATTATAGGACCAACTACGTTTCCATTATCGTACAAATCACCTGTATATGTTCTTGCGTAGAATCTATAGTAAATAGTTGTTGGATGTGTTAATCCTGTAATAGGAACAGTAACAGGGTCTGATGGTAAAGTATATCTATTTGGTTTTATATAAGGAACATTTATTAACTGTGTAGGCACGCCTGATAAAGATATATTAGTTACTGCACTAGCAGCATATAATTCATCATAAGTTGTAGGAGATAAATCAGATTTTGTACCACTAATAAAAAATCCAAACTCTTGAACCATCTCTGTATTCATTAATTTACCAAGTTTAGTAACTGCATATCTTAAATAAACTGTATCCTCTGTATCTATGTTACTTAGCCTTAATTGTATCTCAGGTGGTTCTACTAATACAACCTCATCTTCATAAGCAGGTGTTGGTTCATTTGCAGGTATCTCACTAGGTACTTCAGTTGTTATGTTAGGCACATCAAATCCATCTGTAGCACTATCACCATCAGCAGTTAAATTACCTTCGTCTGCAGTTTTTAACGTAGTGTCTGCTAATACATTTTGAATAGCAACATTTAGTATAGTGTTGTATTTTATTTCTTCAAATATGTTATGAAGTTCTAATGTAGATTGATTAGTACTGAAATCTGTTGTGATTTTATTTATCCTGTACATATCATCAAACACTATTATTCTATCAGCAAGGTTTAAATTGTGTAGAACTTCAATGGGTAAAAATGCTTTGAAAGTTGAGATTCTTTTTCTAGAATCCATCATATCCTTAACAAACTTTTTGTAGTAATTTTTAAATAATGTTTCTTTATTAGGCTCTCTGTGCCATTCACTTATTTCAACTCCAAAGTGTAAGTTTTGTAGATTGTTAAATATAGTGCCTCCTAAATGATTAAAAGGTAAATATGTATTTGAAACTAAATCTGTTGAATCATCTAAATCTCTTACTCTTATATTACCTGTAGTTTTTGCAGCATAAAATAGAATTGGTTTACCTAAATAAGAATTTTCACTATCATCTACCGCATATCCGTATTGAACTAAACTGTTTGTTTTTTCTTCGTTTCCGTCGCTATTAGTTGTTGTCTGTATTACACCATTATCTGTTACATAAACTCTTTCATACTTAAGGTGTTCAAATGGCGCTACAACTTCATAATTAGTACCATCAAACTTATCTCCATCTCTATAATTTAAGTTACCCCAACCTTTATTAAATAAGTTCTTGTGATTGTCCGTTAAAAAGGTGTCTAAGCCCTCGTAAGAGAACATAATTTCTTTAAATGGTAATATAGCATTAACTGTACTTTGTGTCTTGTCTAAGTGCTTTGTAATATCCCACACCTTAGTACTAGATGCAAAGTAGTTGTCTAATGTTTTTACTTCAATTATTCCATTATCATTTCTAAATGCAGTTAGATTAAACATTTTGAATAGACCTGTCAAGAAATCAATAATTCTCATATTTGGCATTAAGCTAGGTATATTTAATACTTTATCAGTAATATATTCAGCAGAACCGCTATAAGTTATTTTCTTGTTACCACTAAAAATGTTTTTAGGTTTATTTCTAATTAATACATCAACTGTATAACTCGAAACTACATCCGTTTCAATAAAGAATGTATAAGTGCCATTTGGTATGACTATCTTAGTTTGCTCTGTTTCGCCTGTTAAGTTATCATATTTCTCAAATGCCTCACCATCTTTTTTTATAACTAAATTGTAAGCAGCAGTACCACTCGGTACAACTTTTACATTCATATCTCTTTCTGAGTCTGATTCCGAGAAACTATTTTCAAAACTACCTCCTTTGAATCCTTGAATGTCTTGTGAACTACCATCTGTTATTGTAAAGTTGCTTACAGGATACTGAGCATCTTGGTCTGAGAATAAAACTCCCTCTTTATTGTGGAGCCACATATATAAATCACCAAACACTCCTATCTCATTATTAAAAAAGTCTCTTGAAAATTCTAACTCAGGATACTGTTGTTCTATTGCACTTATTATTGGAAATAATTTTATAGCAGGTTTAAGTTGTGATATTGGTAAACCAACTGTACCAACACTAACACTAGGATTCACATTTTTAATAGTGTCTGTATTTACAGATGTATTATCCCAAATGATTCTATTATCAACTGTGATTAATGGAAATATGATAGCTTCATTAATTGTGTCATTGAAAAAATTTACATCTTTTCCATCTGACATATAAGTTTTAATGTTTGTATCATTGTATTGAAAATTGAAGTATTCTAAGTTTACTAGTTTACTTAATTTATCTTCACCTAATATATCTTTTAAAGAAACTGTATTACCATAAAAAGTTAGCTTATAAGACTCAGGTTCATTGTTCTTTAACCTTACTCCTTCTAATTTAATTTTACCTTGCTTAAAAGGCTTGTAATTAAGTAATATCGTAGCATCTCTTTTTTTTCTTGCATCAAATCCTACTATGTGAAAATTATAAAAATGCTTAAAGAGTTTGTTGTTTATTTTAGAAGCTGGTACATTAAAAGTTCTAGTAAAGTCTGTAAACACCTTAGAAATATCACGAATGTCTTGTATACTTTGAGTAAGAGTTACTGATTCGTCTTTAAACATTTCAACTTCTTGACCCTCTATGTAAAGTTGTAACTGTAGCATTAGCGTACATTATTTATCTTATCAAATGCAAAATCAAATTCAATAGTGTAGTTTGTAAGTTTGTCGTTCAAAGATGTTTTATAGTCTAATGATTTAGTAACAGGCATAATAGGCAAAGTTTTATTTTCAAATCTTATCCAAACATTTTCTGACAAGAACAGTTCTTCAATAGTTGAATTCATATCCTCTTTTATAAAACCTGTATTTGTAACTAGTCTAGTGTTGCCATTTACATTATATCTCTCTCTTTGACCTTCGTAAGTTTGATAGGTTGCAGTTGAGTTAGCTATTGTGTTTCTTTTATATAAATCGCTAGTTACCTGTAAGTTCTCAGATGTTTTCTTAAATACATATAAATCTTGAAATGCACCATACTTATTTACAAAAGTAATTTTATAACTTGTGTACTTAGGCTCACAAATATTAGTAACTGTTATTGTTTTTAATAAAGTAGAATCATCTGTATCATAAACCTGTATAGTGCTACTATCTGCAGGTATTGTTATATATTGAATCTTTTGATTTGTGTTTCCGTTATCTGTTATCTCTGTATCTGAACTATCAATAGTAACCTTTCCTACTCCTTCTGCAAAGATTGGTAGCTTACCTGCTACTCCTTCTGGTAAGTAAATATTGTCAGCAGTCATTAATGCGTGTCTTTGTAACTCAGGATTAGTTCCATCTTCAAAGTATCCGTATCCATCAAGAGCAATAAATTGATAAGTAAAAGGATTATTTGCAGTAAATGGTTGGTCTGCACTATCAAAAGAAGTAACAACTGCCTCTACCCATCTAGTATGGCTCACATAGTCATCATTAAAAGTAGGTGTTAAATAGTCTCTTACTAACTCTCCTATTTCTAAAGTTATTTTATCGTGTGTATCTATTCTTGCTTTGTTTATTTGATAATTAGGTGTCGCAGGTTTATTAGTTTCTAAAACTCCCTCATAAATAAATAAATCTAATTCTATTCTTTTTAATGCCATAACTATACTAGTGTTGAACCTGTGCCACTACCTCCTGTATCACAAGTGTGTAATTTAACTTCTTGTACTATTCCTGAAGAACTTATTTTTACTGCATAAAATTTGTCCGGTCCTAGTCCTACTGCTGAATAAACATACGATTGTAATATGCCCCAGTATCGCCCTTTACCATCAAATGCATTACCTCCAAAACATATTTGAGCACCTAGCTGACCTGTTATAGTTGAAGCAGTAGATAGAACAGGTTTTGATGTACCATAAACATCATCACAAAAATCACCTACATCGTCCTTGCTTACCGGTGTTAAAAAGAACTCATATAAACCACAATCACTTACATCTGCAGGTTGAATAATAGTAACATCACAAGCAGGGCTTAAATTGCTACCTGCATTAGTATAACCGCTAGGTATCTGTACTGTAAAGCTAACTACTCTACTTGTGTTAGTAGTTACAGGGTCAAAGCTTTTTGGTGACCAATCTACTATTGTTCCCTCTGCTGCACTACCTTTATATACACTACCGTTCTTAGCTATTGTTTGTCCTGTAAGACCTGCTATGTCACAACTAAAGTCAGGTGTGCTAACACCTGGTTGAGGATAAGTAACAGAACAATCAGGAGATAAAGTTGCACCCGCATTGCTATAACCTGTTGGTGCTTGTATTCTAAAATATAAAGTAACATTTTGCGCTGAACTACCTGTATTAGCAGATACTGTTTCAGGACTTAATAATGTGCCTCCATCGCTTGTTGCTACACCTAAAATAGTACCAATAGTGCTTGGTCTTGTAATTGTTCCGTCTTGTGCTATACCTCCACCAGTTAAAGGTGAAGTATTACAAGTAAATGCTGCAGGTGCAGCTAATGTAACTGTAACTGATATAGCTTGTACTGCTTGACAAGTTGTTGGATAACTAGCATCTCTACCTATAGCATAGATTGTTGTAGAACCGCCTATTGCATTTGAAGAAATAACTAAATTGCTTCCTGCTATTGCAGTTGTAACTAAGCTAGGATTAGGATTATTTACTGCGTAAGTTGTTTCACTTGTAAAATAACTTGATAAGTCAATAGTTGTTGAATCGCCTCCGTCATCTAAACTAACTGCAGATATAGAACCTGAGGTTGTTGGTCCGCCTGTACAGGTAGAAGTTGCAGGTTGTATAGCAGTTAATACGCAGTCTTTATATACATCATCAGTATTAGAAAATCCAGCAGGTATCCTAATTCGTGCAGTAACAGACCTTGATGTGTCGCTTGTTTCTGTTGCAAATTTATTATTGCTAAAGTCTGAATCTGTACTAGTTAATGATTCAAAAAAACCATAGTCAGGTGTTGGGTCTGTAATTACTCCTTGGTTATCAACTGCAAAACCAGAGTCATCTAATCCTCTAGGAAATGCAGTAGCACAAGTAAATTCTCTTGCAGGTGTAGCAGGTGCAGATAAATTTAAATAAAAAGGACTGCGAACATTTATTTTAGTACTCATTTCTTAAATATATTTTCTATTGACACATCAAATTCTGTAAATATTTCTTTTTCTAATTGTGTAACGTACTTTTGAAAAGGCTTAGTAAAAAACATACTAGCTTTTATACCTTTGCTATAAATACTTCTTGCTACAAGGAATTGTATAGATTTTTGAAACCCTGCAGTATCTATTCTACGAGCAGTAAACTTTCCTCTTTCTCTTGGTGCTAAACCTCTTCTAACTATCCACTTATCTAATTTACTAGGTGGTGGCATTTTGTCTGTATAAGCATATACTGTTTTTTTGTCAAATGGTTTCTGTGCTGCATCTTTTCCTGAATAAGGATTGATTGCACCTCTAACTCCTTTGTCTACATACTTGCCATACTTTGCACCTAAGAATCTTAAAATAAAGCCTTGCTCATCTTCATCAAACTCGTGTGATAATGATTTACTTAAATTACTAGATACGTTCTTGTTATCTCTTTGTAAGTTAAGTTTAGCTTCTGCGATAACCTTTAAAGCAAATCGTTCTAATATTTCTTTGACTTTTTCTATTCGCATATTGAAATGTCATTATGAATAATTATGTCAAATGTCATTGCCCATCCTGCTACTTGGTGTTCAAATCTATCTGTAAAAGGTTCACAGGTTGGATTACCAGATAGTTGGTATTGACTAGAAAACAAATCACCTCTTTTAAGAACTTGTGCTAATCTATTTTGTACTGCTAGTTGTGTATTTAATATGTCCTGTTCGTTATTGTTACCTACGAACACGTCTACGACCTCATCTTTACTTACATTAACAATATCCATAGAAAGAATAGATATGTTAAAATTAGCAGTATTTTGCAAGAAAGAAACATTGTTTACTATGATATGCGATAAAGGAAACATTGTCTGCTTACTTAAATCGATGTCAGTTATATTACCAAAGGTAACAGTATTTACATTTACATCATCTAGTAGTTCTGTTTTTAGTGTCTCTGTTATTTGGTAAAATGCTCTAGTTCCTTGTTGGCTCATTTTATTTTATTTAATTTTTTTATTTGGTTAGCCTCTAGTTCAGCTTTCTCTTTCATAAAAGATAACATTGTAAAACATTTTAAGGCACTGAGTTTTGTGATATTTTCAAATCGCTCAATATCTCCGTTAGCGAGTGCAAAGACTGATTGATACCAACCCCATTTAGTTCCAAAGCTTTCAATTGCTCCGAAGTTAGATTCTCTCCTATCTCCTCCTTCAAACAGTTCAGGGTAAGATTCAGTAGTTCTTTTTTTAAATTCCAAAAAAAAACCATAGCACCTATTGTTATACTCAAGGGCATTTTAAGCATCTCTACTGCATACTTACTGCCATCGTAAGGTTCTATAACATATCGCTCTCCTTTTCTGTATGTAACAGGTCTATAAAGAACAGACATAGCTTTGTGCATATTATACCAATCTCCTAAATATGTATCTAAGTCTATGTACTCTCCTAATGTAATATCGTCTAGCTTAGGTATAAAACCATATTCAATATCATCCATTTTAAATACAGTAACAACATCAGGTACTTGATTTAATACATCATAGATATGATTTGTAATATCTACTAGGTCAGTATATTTTATTTGTAGTGTCAACTCTAAATCTACCTTACAGAAAATTTCTATTGTTTTCTGCATTAAGAAAGTAGTTTCTCTGTTACTGTCTATATTAATTTTGTCAAACTCTATATACTGTTCTAGAGTAATGTCATCTAAACTGTCAGGTATTTGTAGTTTAAGTTTCATAGTTATATAACGTATTAGAAAAAAAGTTTATAAAAAAATAAAGCAGCCTTTCGACTGCTCTAAATTAATTAAAAAAAACAAATGAAATTAAACAAACATCTAGCCTTTTGGATGGTCGGCTAATAACCAATATTCCTTTTCACATCTTTCAGAACAAAAGTCTTGCATATACGTTTCATCTATTCTAGCTGTACAATTATCACAACAGTAGTTTTCGTAGTAATAATCTATAATATGCTCTGCTATTTCTCGCCAGTTAACATATCTGATAAATGCTTGTGCATAGCTTGTAACTAATTCGTTGTCACATTCACATACAAGTATGTCATCTACATAGGCTTGTAAGTGCTGACCTAGTTCGTATGCGTGACGTTCTCCACGTGTATCTTCTATGTAGTCTGCCCAGTAGTCAACGTCTACGTCATCAAAGATTTCTAAGTTTATACGCCACGTAGCGTAGTTAGTCCATCCGTTATGCATTTCTCCATTCTTTTGAATTACGAAACAAATCTACTTTCTCTTTGTGTGTATTTAATAACTTACCACACAATTCTATATACTCGGTATAATACCTTGTACCTGCCTTAATCTTTTTGACTTTGCCTAATGCATTTGTAATCATAATATTGCTATCTGCTATATAATATTGTCTACTAGCATAACCAAATTTGATAGGTTTGATGTCTGTGAATTTGCTACCAATGTACTTACCATCTATGTAATATTCTACCGAATAGCCTAAGTGTTCAAATATTGCGTTCATATTATTTTATTTGTTTCTTAAATTTAATTAAAAATATTGAATAAACAAAAATATTTCTAAGAATAAATACATACTACCATAAGCGAGTATGTTAAATAAAATACCAAGTAAGATGTTTTTTACTGTAAATACTTCTTTTAAAATTTCAAAATCTTTTTTCATAATTTATTTATTAATTAAACATATCTAAATGTAATAACTTCTTTTCAATTATCAAAATTTTTTAATAACTTTTTTTAGTTGATAGCGTACTTACCAAAGTTTGGTTTAGATAAAATACTGTAAGTGCCATACCTTAATGCATCAATCAAGTGATTATGTTTATCTATTGGTATGTTTAGCATTTTACCATTTTTGTCCTCTTGCCATTTATAGTTTCTAAACTCTTGTATAGCATTGTTAGAATCAGTTGTAAGGTGTATTTTATATCGCTTCAATAAGTCTATACCTGCATTGATACTATCTCTACCTTTTATACTAGGTCTAATATTCCAACCCATACGTCTCAATTCATCTATAAGCCTTTGTTCTGCACTATCAGCATATATCATTTCTCTGTTGATGTTTAACTCTCTCAAGAACTTATTTATGTCTGTAGTAGTCATCATTGTTCTATATAAATATTCTTTAGCATATAAGTTGTAATCATCTACCCATATGCCTATTAGAGTTGTAGGGTCATTTGTATATCCAAAGTCCATTCCATAGGATAAGAACTTAGCTGACTCAGGTATTTGTTGTACTTCTAAGTATCTAAATATTGTAGATTTTGTTACACCTTTGATACCTAATCCATACACTTGCCAATATTGTTCGTCTGTATCTTTTAGTCTAAGTATCTCTTGTTTAATTGTATCTCCTAGAAATGGGTTGTCTAAGAAATTAGTTCTGTAAAAATCACAATCTTCTCTAGGTATCACTTTATCATATATCCAATGGTACTCATCAGAGGGGTTGTAATCTAATATGATTCTTTCTTTTGTTCTAAATAATAACTGTTGCCAATCTTCCCAGAATAATTCATTTGCCTCATTAATAAATAGTAAATCTCTTTTCCTACCTCTTACCTTTTGCGGTTGGTCTAATGATATAAACTCTATTAGGTTACCATAAAGAATATATTCGCTTGAAGATTTATTGTGTGCCTCTTCGCTATACATTTGATACTGCTGAAGTATTTGTATAAAGTCTCGCATCACAGATGCTCTTAAAGAGGGAAAGGTTTTTCTACAGATTGTTATTGTCTTGCCTCTGTTTTCAGGGCAGTAATAAAATATAATCCAAATAAGTATATTATAAGTTTTGCCTGACCGAGTACCGCCTTGCTCAACTATAATCTTTTTGTCTGACTCAATTAAATGCCTACAGACAACATTTGTATCAATCGTGGTTTGTTTGACCACTTTCTATTATATTTATTCTTATGTCGTTTGGTAAACCTTCTGCACCTGTTATCTCTTGACGTTCTACATATCCTCTTTTCTTACCTTTAGTTTTTAGATAAAAAATTGTTGCTGAAGTATTACCATCTTTGATTTGTTTATGTAGTTGGCTCTCAGCAAAATCAAGTGCAATATTTTGGATGTCATCTACTTTGCTTTTAAACTCATTGTCTTTCATCCATTCGTAAAATGTACTCCTAGCGATACCTACTTGCTTTACTGCAGAAGTAACAACTCCTAATGATAACTCTAAGGCTTCTAGTGTTGCCTTTTTTAGTATGTCCGATTTGTCCATTTACTTTTTGATTGAATTAAAAAACTCTAATCGTGCATCCTCATCCTTTTTAAACGCACCTATTAGTTTTGTAGTTGTTGTCCAAGTGTCGTGTTTCTTTACACCTCGCATCTCCATACACATATGTTTCGCAGAAAGAGATACTGCTACTCCTTTAGGTTGTAATTTCTCTTCTAAGTATTCTGCTACTTGTGTAGTTATTCTCTCTTGGTTTTGTAAACGATTAGCGAACAAGTCTAGCGTACGAGCTAATTTACTCAGTCCTACAATCTTATCTTTTGGTATGTAAGCTATATGACCATAACCAAAGAAAGGTGCTATGTGATGTTCGCATAATGAGTAAAAAGGTATATTAGTTTGTACTATCATTTCATCATATCCCTCGCTACTAAAAGTTGTAAAGTTCCATTCTTGTGGTGTTAGAAATTGTTTGAAGAATTTTACATATCGTTTCGGAGTATCTTGCAGACCCTCTCTATGAACATCCTCTCCAAAGTATTGCAACAGTCTAGTAACATTATCTTCTACGTTCCCATTATGATTCTCCCAAGGAAATACTATCCATTCATTTTTGTACTCTTCTCTTTTATCTATTAAAGCAGCAAAAGGTTTATCGTGTTTAGCATACTGTAATAATGTTTGACCGCTATCTATTAAGTCATCTACTATTACATCTGCTTGGTCTATAGTATCAACTGCGTTGCCTAACATACCTGCAATGATTTGTCCGCCCCTTGGCACTCCGTAGAATTTTGTGTCTGGCTCAAATTTAGATTTTAAATATTCTAATCTATTATATATTTCCTGCCAACCTATGAATGTTTTCATACACCTGTCTTTTTATTCCAAATGTCTATATGTAGTCTAGTAGTAAAGTTAAGATAATTTTTCTTTGCTAATTCTATTACTGTTTCTTTGTTGTTGTTTAGTAGTTCTTGATTCTCACCTGCAGGCATTAAATAAACTTTTTCTTTGTCTATTAGATAAAAGTAATCTTTTTTTATTTCATCCCAATCTTTTTCTGAACTTACAACAAACTTGAATATAGCATTGTGCCTATTAAGTTCTTTTATTACCTCAGGTTTATAGGTTGTGCTTTTATCGTTTCCACTACTTTCTAATTTAGGACTACAATTCCAAAGGTTGATATTATTTAATAAATACTCACTAGGTAATATTGTTCCGTTTGTTTCTACTTCATAGAAAGCATCAACACCTAAGTCGAATTTAATATATTTCATAAACTCTTCTAGTTGTGTTTGTTGCATCATAGGCTCACCGCCTGTCAAAATAATATGCGCTCCGTTCTTTATTGCTTCTATACAATCTTCAGGTAAGACATCTTTGGGTTCTTTACTCTGTGCTTTCATCCACACCTCAACAGTATCACATCTCCATTCTGCGTTGTTATGTAACTCTCCATCAAATTGCGTACCCATTCCTCCACACATCAAGTTGCAACCACCTAGCCTTACAAATACGCTTGGCACTCCAACTGTTTTACCTTCTCCTTGTACAGAATAAAAAACCTCACTAATTGCTATCTTCTTCATATATAATTGTGCTTGATTTTGTTTCTGCTAATTCTATTCTTGTTATTGGTAACTTACCCTCGTTCTTTATTCTATTGAAAATCCATATAGCCATATTCTCGGCACTTGTTTCAAAAGGTACAGTTATAAATTCTTCATCTGCTAATCTAAACACATCAACTAACTTATCTTCTTCAAATAAAATAAACTTATGGTCATAGGTTTTTATAATAGGCTCTACTACAGTATCAATGTCAGAGAATAACATAGTAACTCCATCTTTCATTGTTTCAAATTTAAACTCACAAAAGACATCATAAGTGTGTCCGTGTGGTCTGCCACATTTCTCTCCTGCATTTTTATTTCTATGCCCTGCGTAAAAATGATACTTTTTTCTAATCTTAATCATAATCGTAAGTTTCTATTCTATGAACATCATTAGCGTAGTCATTATATTTTACTCTCAATGAATTATGCTTTGTAAAGCAAAGTACGTTAAAAGTGTTACCATCTACAAAAATGCTATCTGTATCTTTTAAGTCAAATACATTAGTATCTTTTATCCTATAAATAATATGAGCCTTAACTTTTAGTGTTGGTGTCAAGAGTAAATATGTCTCACTATCTACTTCTATTGATATTTGATAGTCTTCTACAAATGATTCCATAATACTAATAGCATTCCTTACATTCCAAAACTCTATCGTATAATAAAGGTGATGGACTTTATCAGTTATCTCTCCTTGTTTATGTCGATTAAATAAAGTATATAGTCCAAATAACCTACCCTCTACTTCTCTTCCATACCAATAATCTTTACCTTGCATTTATTAGTTTTTTAATATACTCATACTCGTGCCAAATATTTAATTCAGAACCATTGTAATCATTACTAACTATATATGCTTCTAATTTTCTACCCAAATCAGATAATAAAGCAAGTTCTACTTTGTTATTATCATTACTATTTATTGATTTGTTTAAAGCTTCAATCGCTGAATCAATGTTAAATGGTTTGTATTTATTTTCTATAAAATACATTTCTTTAAAACTTCTAAAATCAGGATAAACTAAATTACATTGAAACGCATCTGCTTCTAATGATGTCCAACTAACGTAATCCTGCAACGAACAGTTAAATTGGATTTTAGCTTGTTTCAATTCATAGTAATATTCTTCTTTGCTTAAATTCTTTTTTAATATAAACCTTTTATCTTTTTTAGCATAATTCTCTAAGTCTTCTACTGCGCCTAGTACATTACTTCTAAAATTTGTACCGCTTGTAGTTAGTATAAATTTCCAATCTTGATTCTCTCTTAAAAACCTTTTTGCAACTTCAAGTAAAAAATAAGGATTTTTTTCTTTATCTAACCTGCTAGTATATATAACGTTGTTTTGTTTAATTTTATCGTCTGGTGCAGTTTTAAGAACATCTTGTAAATCTAAAGGTAAACTAACAACGTGTATAGGTGCAACAAATCCAGCTTGTCTTAGTTGTTCTTTGTGTATTGTACTACCTACAAATATACCTGTCATTCTTTTATCAAGACCTAATTCGTAATATCTCATCCAATTTTTCATTGCATAAGTAAAATCATACTCATCTACTGACTGTGCGTGAAGCATTGCATATACTTTAATATTTTTATAACCATAAGAATCTAAAGCATAGAAAATAGAACTAACACCTGATGTCCAATAATCTTGCAAAAAAATAACATCACCATCTATCACCTGTTTTGTTCTTATCTTTTCTAAAAAGTTATTGCACTGAGATAAAGCATACTGTCCTCTACCAATTGCATCAAGTACTGCGCCTACTCTTATTTCTTTACCTGTGTTTAATTCACCTTGTATAGAATGAAAGTTTACATTATATTTCTTAAATGCATTAGGCATCCATAAATTAGACAACTGATATGTATATCTTTCTTTTAATGGCTCTAAGCCAAAGTACCATATGTTTTTCATATTATTGCTATTGCTCCGTTTTCGTTATCTTCTAATACTTCAACAGAATATGCATCAAATTTTTCTAAAATTATATTTGCAATCTGTTCGCAGCTAAGGATACCAAAGTTGCATAATTGTAACTCTATATCCCAGAATCTTTGATGTAGATAGTTTTTAATTTGTTTCTTAAATCTTATTATTTCAATATCTCTATCATCGTGGTTTACTTTTTTATATACTTTAATGTAGAAGTTGTGCCTATGTAAACTCAATAAATATTCTACTTCATTTATATCACAATCTTTCCATTGATGAATACCTTCAACTATTAAATTAACTACTATTAAGTTTTTGCTTTCCATTTTTTGTAATCTAAGTTTTCTAAGTTTTCATTGACATATAAAATGTCTTTTAATTGTTTCTTATTTGCAACTGCTAAAAACAATTTTAAGTTCATAGCTTTGCTATATTTTTGATACTTACTGAATGCTAATATACTTAAAATATTTGCGATGCATTTTCCTCCTCTGTGATTCTCTAAATCAGAAAAGTCTTTAGGCGTTACTTTTATTTCTTCTAATGCCTTTTTAAGTCCTAATGGCATCTTAACTTTCTTTGTTAAAATATCATAATACCTTACATTATAAATCTTATCTTCAAAGTAACTTAAATAACCATATACCTGACTATTTATCCAACTGCTACTATCTACAGAATGCAAAGGCAAACGATATATATCATTAAACTGTACAAATCCTAATGCGTGTATTTTTGCTTTGCTTTTTTTATAAACGTCTTGATACCTTTTTAACATCCAATCTCCTCTATTCATAACTCCACCTGCTACGCATAGATGTTCTTGATTTTTAATTGTGTCTGCCATATAACTCCAATCTGTATCATACTCAGTAAAAACAAACATAGGATTGAAGCCGCGTTGTATCATTATTTCGTAATTCTCTTTAGTAGCTTTTTCGTTTTTAATGACATCTAGCATTACATACTTTTCTACCTTGTGTCCAAATTGTTCTAAGTACACACAGTAGTTATCTAAATTAAGTTTAGTTTTCTTTTTAGAATTAAATATTGTAAAAGCACCGCTATCAATCATTAGGTTAGCGACACCATTAACACTCTGTTCTATTGCTAGATTATTAAAGTCTTTGCTAGTACCTGTGTAGGCAAAGCTAACTAATATATTTAAGTAAGTATCATTTGATATCACAACTAGGATAGTTTTCTTTTAACCATTTATCTAATGCAAGTCTGATTTCTACTTTTTTGTCTTTTGCATCACCAAGAGCAATAACAATTTTTTCTTCTGCAAGTTCTTTTTTTTCAGCCTCTTCTATATAGTCTAAGTCATCCCAGTCGTACTTAACTCCATCTAGTCCCCATTTGTCTAGTAATGTACTATCCCAATCGTTAGCTAATATATCCCAATCCCATTCACCAAAACCTACATTGTCTTTAATTATAAATTCTCTCTTCTGCTCTTCGCTCCAACCATCTGCAACTAATATATCTACTTTTTTTATTCCTGCTTCTATACAGGCTTTTAATCTCATATTACCGCCTAGCACTATATAGTTTTCATCTACTACAATAGGTCTCTTTTCAAGCATCTCAGGAAAATCTTTTATACTCTGTACAAGTTTTTTAAACTTATAGTCTTTAATGTATCTTGGATTTTCTTTATTGGGTATAATTTTATTTATATCTATTTTCATTGTATAATTCTTTTATAGGTAATACTATTCCTTTACTTGTATTATTATCTCCTCCAAATTTAATTTCGCCTTTTGTTCTACAAATATGTTTTAACTTCTCAGTTTCAATAAATATTACTAGTTGTTCTGATAATACAAAAGCATACCAATTAGCTTTTGTTTTTGACAGACCGCTTGACTTACCTCTACTTTCATATTCAACATAAATGTTCCCAGTCTTTAATGCTAAAAAATCTCTTTTAACTTCTACTTTACAATTATCAAATAAATAACCCAGATTCCTTTCTGCAACCTGTCCTAATTGCAAATCAAACTCAAAGTTATTATTATATTTCATTTTATTTATTTACTAAGTATGTAAAAATTTCAGCGAGGCTTGGGTCGTTGTTATCTATAAGCTTCTTTGCTGCTATTTTTTTAGCATCGCCTTGAGTACTTGCATTAATTAAAGTATTAAAATAACCTTCAAGTTTATTGTTATATCTACAATACATTTCAAAGTTCTTATATGAATGCATCGCAGTAGCGTGGTCAAAGTGTTTGCCTTTACTTCTAAAATAATCTTTAATAGAATGATAAGACATTTTTTCTACCTCTCGCATTATATAAACTAAAACACTTCTTATTTCTATAACCTCCATTCGTCTAGTATTTTCAAATGGATTTATTCCACTTATATCTTCTAATAGTTTAGCGATATAGTTAATGTATTCATAGTTTATAGTTTTTTTCTTTTTAGTTTTTTTCCTAGCTTTTACCATATCTTGTTTCCAATTTTGATTTCTATTCATAATACTTCAGTTTGATAATACTCATCTAAATCCTTTCCTACATTGTTTTTATATTCTTTAATAGCTTGTTCACATTTAAACTCACCATTAAAATAAAACTCTTCTGATACAGTTGCTACTTTAGGCACTAAGGTTTGTTTATCAATTGCTATAAAAATAAAGTCTTTATAACTTACATTAAACAAATTACAATAGACATAGCATTGTAAATCATATGACAAACGCTTTGCACTATACTTAAAATCTCGAATATTAGTTGTAGTTTTTAAATCTATAATGCCTCCATCTTTTGTTATAATATCAGCCTTACCTCTAAATGGCATATCCATAACCTCTCCTGCGATAGGCACTTCAAATTGTGCCCTATTAAGATATTGTACTAGAATACTATTTTTTAAAAATGCATCTGCTAATCTTTCTGCATCTTGTTTTTCTTGTGCAGTAAATACTCTTTTGTTTGGATTAGCTGCTACTGCTTCTTTGTAAGCATTCGTGTTCTTACCTTTTACACTTGTAAAAATTTGTTTTTCAAAGACGTGAGGTTCTAATATTGCAGTATGAAATAACCAACCATCTCTTAAAGGTTGCGTTTCATCTTGTCCATATTTCATTATGTAGTAATATTTTTTATAAGAATCTAATAGCAACTTTGCATTGCTACTGCTTAACATATTTTTACCACATAATTTATAATAGAATTCATCATTGTCCATATTGTGTATTAGTTCTTCTACAGACCATACTGAACCGTCTAGTAATTTTATTGTTTCCATATTTAATCGTTTAAGTTCTCACAATGATTAGAAAAACAATCAGTATTAACTTGTATTATAGTACCGTTGATACCTACATCTTCTATCTTCATACCTACAGTTTTTCCATCGTTAAATGCGTGTGGTATCTCAATTCTATCAGACATTAAGTATAATAAGTGAGTCATCTGTCTTAAATTTAGTCCTTCATATATATCGTGGACTGCTTTGAATTCTTTTCTAATTTGTTCTTTGGTTGGTTTCATATTGTTGTAGTATTTGTTGTTCTGCTTTTCTTGCTCTTACTATCGCTCGGTCTTTGTCTGCCCTATACTGCGATATTGTTCTATGATATAGCGTTCTATCATATGTTAATTTATTTACAATAAAAGTTAAGTGTATTACTGCATCTCTTAACTTAATTAAATCTTCATTGTCTGGTCTAGCGTTATACCATTTCTTAGTAATCTCTTGTATCATTAATAGATTAGAATTAATGTCAAGGTCTTGCATTGCTTCAAATTTTTTTGTCATAGCGTATAAATTTATATCCATACTATAAATATAATTAAAAAATTTTAATTATTCTACGTCATAGGTAATTTGTGCTGCTAAGTTTTCTTGAAGTAAATAACAAGGTTTTAATTTTTTTTTGCTTGACCATAACGTAGTATCTGGACACCACATATCTACAGGCTCAGGCATTTTTAATGTATTTAAATAAAACAAATAGTTACCTTTAGGGTCGTGGACATAATATAACTTTACTATATCTTCATCCATTTCAAATAACTTATCATATTTATATTTCTCAAGCATTTTATCAGGATAGTATTTGTTTCTAAATTTCATTTCAATAACACAATCAAATCCTTTAGGTGTCTTACCTATAGCATCATAATGCTCATAACTACCACCGCACCATTTCAAATCCCAATGGTCAAAATTTAAAAAGCTGATGACAACTTGTTCGTATTTATGTACGTCATCAATATTCAATCTCTGCCTCTTTTGTATATTTCATTTAACTGACTTATCCAAGTGTTGTAAGTTTTTGGACTACAAGTACAAGGTAGATAGTAACTGTGTTTAAAATAGTAAGCGTGTAACCTAGCAAGTAGTTCTTGTTCTTGTTTAGTCATTGTGTTTTTGTTGCTTGTAATAAATTCTGTCCAAGCATCATAGTGTTCGTCAGTCATTTTAAGCATCGCGTCTTATTTTAAGATTATTCAATTTTTCTTTTCTATCATTACAACCGCAACTTTCATATTTCAAAATGTCAAACCATATCCAATTATGCAGTCTTTTTATTCCTGTGTAGATAAATATCTTTTCTACTAAATCACCTAGTTTCATTGTGTTCTATTTGTTATTATTTTTTTCAATTCCTTTTTAACTTTTCTATAAGTATTGTATATAGAATAATAACTTATAGATGTTTTATCGCTTAAACTTTTAATACTCTCTCCGCTTTCTATGTATTGGTATATTTTTTTATCATACCAATGAAAGTCATCAAGCATTTTATTTACTTCTTCGTATAATTTTTTAAAGTCTTGATTTTCATACAAACTTATTTTAGTCTTTTGGTCTAATTTGTTTTTATACATTTCTATAAACTCTTCGCTATCTATTGACATTAGATTTATTTTTTGTTGCTTTCTTGTTAAGTCAATAAACATTGAACGCAGTGTTCTAAAGACATAAAAGTAGTTTACCTCTGTTTTATTAAACATAATATCAGTTCCACTAGCAATTAACCTGTGCAACTTGATATACATTTCTTGAACTATATCTTCTGCAGTATCTCTATTGCAACCAAAACTAACCACTATGTTAATCCAGTCCTCGTGCTTCTCAGCTACTATTTCTAATACTGATTTCATAAACGCCAATAAGTGATATGAATACCTGCTACAAGGAACATTAAAGTTATCTGATGATACATTTCATCATCTTGTACTTTTGTGTCTGGTTCTAAGTTAGGGTCGTAATATAAAACACCAATACTCAATCCATATATAGGTATGAACTGAATATTGATTCCGTAATTATTAAACTGAAAGTTTATCAAAATGGTAAATTAGTTTGCACTCTCTTTGGTAAATCTAATAAATTTTTTCCATTTATTTCAAATCCTACATTATTTATAACGCTTCTTAATGTAATTGGGTCCTCTATTGGTGTCGGTCTGCCTCCTGTATCTACGTCTTTTACCTTTCTAACGTGAATCAAAGTTTGCATCCAATCAGTAGGGTGTTGAATATATCTGTGTATCACAATAAAATCATCTGCTCTGTTTACAAATTTACCTCCACCCTCTACATCACTTGCCATTGGTGGTATTGGATGACCTGCATAAGGATGTCTGTCTCCGTGTTTTTTTCTTAATGCATCAGTACTAGCGTGTGTATTTAACCAAATAGATACTTGATTAGTTTTACAAAATATTCTCATCTCACTACAGGCAAGGTAATCGTATTCGTGTCCGTTTAAACTTTTACTAATCTCCTTATCTTTCATCATAGAGTTATAAGGGTCTATAAATAATCCTTGATAATCCCAAGCGTTTTTAATATGAGTTGACAGTTCTAATATTTCTTTATAGGTATAAATTTTAGTAGGGTCTATAAACTTAAAATGCTCATCAACAAACTTACTACGTTCTTTAAAATGTTCTTCTTCTATTTTATTTATAACCTTGCCCTCCATAAATTCTATTAGTTTTTTTATTAGAGTATAAGGTTCGTTTTCGCTACTAAATACTAACCACCTAAGGTTTTGTTTTATACTATACATTAACATTAAGTAAAGTATGACTGTAGTTTTACCTGTATTTGCGTGTCCTAGAATAACATTAAAGTTGCCTTGTTTAAATCTAAAATGCTCATCTATCTCAGGTATATCTACTTTAAGACCCTCTTTTATTTGTCCTGTCCTTACTTGTTTTATTCTCTCTAAGTGTTCTTTAAAATCAATTATCATAATATTTTTCTATAAATGTAAAAAAAAACCCCTCAGTATAGAACCAAGGGGCTAGTTAACATCAAATAACGCTAACAAGGAAGAAAAGTTTAAAAAGGTAAATCGACATCTTCTCTATCTGGACTATGCTGCGATGCAGTTACTTGTTCTTTTTTTTCTGCTATATAGTCATCTAAAATAGTGTACATTTTAGTTTTATCTTTTGATAGACAAACGTCAATATTAATAAATCCGTTTTTTTCTTTAGCGTGATTTTCTAATCTTGCTAGTTCTTGTTTAAATGTTTCTACTTTGATTCCAAGCGAAACAACTTTCCAATCTTGGTTTCCTTTTTTCGGATACAATCCGTTGATTAATTTATTATCCATTTCTGTTTTTTAAATAATTAGACATCCATTCAAAATCTTCTTCTGTAAATTTATGCACTTGGTCTCTATATTGTGCACCAAATACTTCCATATTTGCCTTATAACACACTTGAAACATAATACTATCATTTGTACTGTTGCTTGGTGCAGGTCTATTAAATGTTTTTTCTACTATAAATTTAGCATTTTTATATTCCTCATTGATAACTTCGTATTTAACTTCTTCGCCTATTTGTTTTTTAAATTCTCCTTTAGCTAAAAATTTATACTCGTTACCATCTGCAAAAGTAACCTTGTATCGGTTATACTGCATTCCTTTAATTTCTGCTTGACCATTAGGTTGGTAAGCTACAATTTTACCTGTTTTCATAATATTCCTCTTTTTGATTGTTTAAATTTACTTCTAACTTAGCCTCTAACTCTTCTACTTTATCTGTTAGTGCTTTAACTTGAGCCTGTAGTAATCTTACTATATCGTCTTGAAAAGTCATTTTGTTTTTGTTTTTAACTCTTCTCTTCTACTTAACTCATCTTTTGCCGCTTGAATTGTTGCATCAAGCATATTCTTGCTATTAGCTATGCTATGCAAGTCTTCGTCTTTTAATAATTCTACTAATGCTAATTTTGTTGCCATAATAATATCTTTTTCTAAAGATAATAAAAAATTTTGATAAAAAAAAGAGGTAGAACTAAATTCTACCCCTCTTCACGCTTAATTGAACAAAAAATATTATGAAACACTCAAATATATATCTTTTCTAGTTCATCTACAACTTTTTTATAATATTCATACATAGCAACTAATTCAAAGGTTTGAAATTTAACTATTTTGTTACTTCTCTGAAACAGTTCATCTGCCTTGTAAGCACCTAAAGCTACACTATATTTATATTGCTCACCTGCCCTATAGACATTACAAGCAACGCATTGAGGATGCACATTATCTTCATCCCATCTAGTTGAATAGTGTTTGCGTGACATAAAGTGTCCTGCTTGTATCTCTTTCCAATGAAATGTTTTTTCACAGGTAATACACATACAATAGCCTCTCTTATCAGCATTTTTCATTCTAATATACCTACTAAAAACAGTATCTAACTTTTTTATTAATTTACTTCTTACGGGTTTTTTAGAATTTTTAGCCATTTAAATTTTGTAGTTTAAACTAGTTTACTATTTTATACTATTATAGTACTATTACTATTTAAGTAATAATATAATATTACTGTAATATTAGTCCATAGCATTAATAAGTGATTCGCCTAACTCAGGCTCAATACTTTTTATTTGCTTATAAATATACTTACTATCACCTTTTACTTTTTGTTTCTCATAACCTTTACTATCGATACCTAAATTAGTATATTGAATAGCATCTAGTTGTAGTAGTTCATCAGTACGTTCTTTTACTGAGCGTTGGTAATCACTTGCAATTTTAAACGCAAGATTTCTAATAGTCATTTCTTCTGACATAGTTTTAAAATTAAAGATTAGTAAATATATTGAAAAAAAAATGATAGTATTTAGTTTTTATGCATCTTATTACTAAATACTTTTTATTTAACTTTGTCTTTTAGTTTCTCGTAAGTCCTTAAACCACCAAGTCCTAACATACCTAACAGAACAGTCATCAAATGTTCCATTTGTAAGGCAGGAGGAACTGTTTCAGGTTTTATTGCCCAAATAAACAAATCCCTAATTACAAAGTTATATGCTAATGCTACACCACACACCCAACCTATAAATGGTCTCCACCCTGCTACAAATACAGTACGGTGTTGTGCTTCTATTTCGTTAATCCTTGTTTGTATTTCTAATAGCTGATTAGGGTCAAGTTCTTTGCCTTTTATGGCTTCCCTAATTT